ATCACGGATTCCAAAGGGACTACCCTGGAGGCGCTATGGACGGTCAAAGGCCAGAACCTCTGGGAGGCCTACGAAGGTGAGCGGACGCTTGTCGTGCGGAACATCAACATGACCCCGCCCGTTTTCGAGGCCGGGTACGAGAAAATCAAGAAGCATATCGGCCAATGGTATCCCGCGCATCGCCTCCTGCTGCACCTGCTCCATGTGGCGAAGTGGGTCCACTGGGGCAGGATCGTCTGTTCGGAGCTGACCGCGAAATTTGAGACGGGGTGCGCGGAGCATTTCGGCCCGGACAAGACGTCGGGATTCCTGAGGAATTATTACGGAGTCAACCCGGACAACCTGGTCGATCGCTGGCTGATCAGTCGTTATTACACGGTCATATTTGACGGGATCATAGAATAGGAGATCATTATGAAAAATGAAAATCCCAGAGGAGAACCCAGGCCGCATGACGGACGCGGACGCGGCGAGGGAATGCCGGACGGGCAGAGAGGCGGAAGGAATGAAAGCCCCTGCCCTGCTGACGGGCCCGGACATGGCCAGGGCGGCGGACAGGGGAAAGAAGGAGAGAAACGATAATCCAATACATTCCGACAGACATAGATTTAATGGGGTTTGTGAAGGACCGGATTGTTATGCTGGGGATGGTTTACGTCATTTTCCGGGCCATGTTCCCGGAGTCGAAGCTGCTCCGGGCGATAGGAGAGGCATTCTCCCGGATTCCGGGGATCGCGAAAAAGGGCAAATAAATGGACGATATCGACCTCGCTAACGAGCATGAGGACTTTTTCAGGGAGAACGCCCTGAGAACGGCAAGGAAAAACCCCGACATCCCGGGAGAAACGCCGCTATATCTCGACGGCGTTCGCTGCTGCCTCGATTGTGAGGACCCGATCCTGGAGGCGAGACTGGAAGCAAACCCGAAAGCCGTGCGGTGCGTCGAGTGCCAGTGTCGGCACGAGAGGAGCGGCGCATGAATGAAGCGGCGATGGCGGCGACAGCCCTTCCCTGGGGCGCGATGACGGCAACCTTCCCCTGGGGTCTGCTGGCGGTATTGACAAGCTTGATAGCGGGCTGGAGCCTGCTGATAATCGTTACCGTCCGCTGGCAGATGAGCCGGATATTGGCCGGATACGATGATCGATTTCTGGGCCTGGAAAAGGATGTAAAAAAACTCCGCCAGTCCCACATGGAGATGAAGGCGGATTTGCCCCTGCAGTATGTAAGAAGAGAAGATCATATCCGGCAGGAGGTCGTCATTAACGCTAAGCTCGACAAGCTATACGAACTGATTGACGAAATAAGGAGAGGGAAAAATGGGCGGAATAGACCTGAAAAAAGCCAGACGTGAAGATGTGCGGTGGTATCTGCTCGACGCGCTGAATCGCGGGCGGCCAATCGGAGCGCCCGAGACGATGCTCCATACAACGCTTTGCGGGATTGCTCCCGATATCACGCAGATGGAAATCCGCCGGGAGCTTGACTATCTGGTCGCGCGCGACCTCGTGGAAATCGAGGGACGCGACACTCCCGTCTGGTTTGCGAAATTGAACCGTCGCGGCATCGATGTCACCGAATATACCGTGGACTGCCATCCCGGGATCGCACGACCGCCGAAATACTGGGAGGAGTAACACAATGCCCCAGAGATCAGCAGTAACACAACTCCCGGACGAGGTGAGAGAAGATCTTGACCGGAGGCTCATAAAAAGCGGATTTGCCAATTACCAGGGTCTGGCGGACTGGCTCATCGAACAGGGGTATGAGATCTCCAAATCCTCCATCCACCGCCACGGCCAGCAGTTGGAGCAGCGACTCCAGGCTATTAAAATATCCACAGAGAGCGCTCGGGCGATCGCAAATGCCAGCCCTGACGATGAAGGAGCTATGGGAGACGCCCTCACGCGGTTAATGCAGGACAAAATCTTCAATATGTTGCTCGAACTGGAAAAAATCGACGCGGATCAGATCGACGTGACGAAACTTGGTCGCATGATTGCCGACCTGAATCGCTCTTCGGTAACACAGAAAAAATGGCAGGCGGAGGCCAGGGGGAAGGCGGCCAGGGCGGCTGACGACGTCGCTGATATCGTGAAATCCACCGGCCTTTCCGATGAGAAAGCAAAAGAAATTCGCAAAAAGATATTGGGAGTCGCGGCGTAATGGCGCAGAAATCAACTCCACATAATGATCTCGATACCGCCCGTGAGGCAACCGGAGGCATCCTGCTGCCCTATCAGGCGAGCTGGGTTGCCGATGATTCCGCGGTGAAGGTCATGGAAAAATCCCGACGGGTCGGGATCTCCTGGGCCGAGGCATCCGATGACGCGCTCTATGCCGCGTCGGAAAGCGGCGACGATGTCTGGTACATCGGCTACAACAAAGACATGGCCCTGGAATTTATAGGCGATTGCGCCAACTGGGCGCGGGCCTACAACCTGGCATGCTCAGAGATGGAAGAGACCGAAGAAATCGTGGAAGAGCAGAAGATCCTCGCCTTCCGGGTCACATTCAGATCCGGCCACCGGGTCACGGCATTGTCCAGCCGTCCCACCAACCTGAGAGGAAAGGGCGGTCGTGTCATAATCGACGAGGCGGCATTCCATGACGATCTGCCCGGGCTGATAAAAGCGGCGATGGCCCTGCTCATATGGGGCGGTCAGGTCAGGATCATCTCCACGCATTTCGGAGACAGTAACGAGTTTAATTCACTCATTCAGGATATCCGCGCCGGGAAAAAACCCTACAGCCTCCATCGCGTCGATTTCGACGAAGCCCTTGACGCCGGCCTGTATAGACGAATCTGCGAGGTCTTGAAACGGGACTGGTCGCCGCCAAAAGAGTTCGCCTGGCGACAGGAAGTCATTGATTTTTACGGCGACGACGCGGACGAGGAGCTCTTCTGTATTCCGTCCCAGGGGAGCGGCGTCTATCTGACCCGCGCCCTCATCGAGACATGCCTCTCCGACGAGATCCCCGTGATCCGCTACGAACAATCCACGGCATTCGCGGAAATCGCCGATCACCTGAGACACGCCGAAGTCAAGGATTGGTGCGAGGAAACATTAAAACCGCTCCTTGCCGGATTAGATACAAAGCGCAGGCACTATTTTGGTGAGGATTTCGGTCGCACCGGTGACCTCACGGTTATCACGCCCCTGGCGGAACAGCAGAACGCGACTTTCAGGGCCCCATTCATCCTGGAACTCAGGAATATTCCCTTCCAGCAGCAGGAACAGATCCTCTTTTACATCGTCGACCGGTTGCCGCGATTTTCATACGGCGCCCTTGATGCCAGGGGAAACGGGCAGTACCTGGCCGAACGCGCCATGCAGAAATACGGTGCGTCACGAATCGCCCAGGTCATGCTCTCCGAGCAATGGTATCGGGAAAACATGCCCCCGTACAAAGCGGCGTTCGAAGACCGGAGCATCCTGCTTTCGAAAGATGCCGATATAATCGAAGATCACAGGGCGTTCAAGGTGATCAAGGGAATTGCAAAGCTCCCCGATACAAAAACAAAAGGCAAGGACAAAAAACAGCGCCACGGAGATTCCGGAATTGCCGGCGCCCTGGCCTGGTTCGCCACGAGGCAGAAAGGCGGCGGGCCGATCGAATACGAAACCGTCAGCGAGCGCCGGGCATCCGCTGGCAGAGGAGCCTATTGATGATACTGGATCAATTCGGACGAGAGATCACGAAAATGGAGAAGCAGCCCGAGCGGCGCGAGATCGCCGTGGCCGCGGTGCGTGATCGCTGGAGCTCATACCCCAGCTCCGGGCTTACACCGGCCAAGCTGGCCACGATTTTCAAGGAGGCCGACGGGGGAAGTGTTTACCGGCAGGCCGAGTTGTTCGAGGAGATGGAGGAAAAGGACACACATCTTTTCGCCGAATTCCAGACCCGTAAAAATGCCGTCCTCGGCCTTGATTACGATATCGAACCGTACGACAGCAGTAGCGAAGCTAAAAAAATAGCCGATTTTTGCGCCGACGTCCTGTTCTCCATGTCCACATTTGAAGAAACGCAGCTTGACCTCCTCGACGCCATCCCGAAGGGATACGCCATGCAGGAAATCGTCTGGGACGTGACGGAGGGCAAGGCGATCATCGCCGGGTTCATGTGGATCCACGCGAAAAAGGCAGTCTTTACGGACTTCGGCAAGAGCATGTGGGAGCCGATGATCTCCATCCCGAAGATCATCACCGAGGCCCAACCGATCAACGGCGAAGACATGCCGCCCTTCAAACTGGTTTATCACCGCTACAAGGCCCGGTCGGGATACGACACCCGCGCGGGGATCCTGCGCACCTGCTCCTGGATGTACCTGTTCAAGAACTACGGAATCAAAGACTGGGTAGGCTTCGCCGAGGTGTTCGGCATGCCGCTGCGCCTGGGGAAGTATGACGCCGGTGCGAGCACGGCCGACAAGGATGCCCTGAAATTAGCCATCCAGTCGCTGGGCTCCGACGCCGCCGGGATCATATCGAAAAACACGGAGATTCAGTTCATCGAGGCGACAAAAAACGCATCAAAGGACAACATCTTCGAGAACCTGGCTAACTTCTGCAACAAAGAAATGTCCAAAGCGATTTTAGGTCAGACAGCCACCTCGGAAGGCACGCCCGGCAAACTCGGCGCGGATGACGCGCAATCCGCGGTACGCCAGGATCTCATCGAGGCCGACGCGAGCGCGCTGGCGAACACGGTCCGTTTTCAGATCCTTCGCCCCCTGGTCGGCTATAACTTCGGATGGGACAAGCTGCTTCCCTGGTTCCGGATCAAATACGAAAGCCCGGAGGATCTCAAATATCTTTCCGATGTGTACGAAAAACTGCACAAAATCAATTATCCTCTCTCGGCGAAGCATGTATCCGAGCGATTCGGCGTTCCCCTGCCCGACCAGAAAGACAAAGACGACTTTGTCCTCCCGGCGGCAAGTGGGCCGATGTCTGGGGCCAGATTTAAAGCTGTCCCCTATGCCCTTAAAAATCGCCGCTTTACGCCCGAGCAGGAAGCTCTGGAGGGACTGATGGCACGGACAGGCGAAGAGATACCTGGGGCCATGTCAGGCCTCTTGGAGCCGATCCGTAAGCTGATCATGACCGCCGGGTCCCTGACCGAGATCCGCGACGGGATATACGCGCTCTATTCCGACATGGATCCGCGCGAGATAGAAGATCTCGTATCGCGGGCAACATACACGGCCGACCTGTACGGCCGGCAGACGATAGAGGATAAAAAATGAGATTACACGAAAGAAAACCATGCGCTTAGACGGTCCGTACATAGTTCTGGAACCCGTGCCGTTCGACGAGGCGATCGAATATTTCGGCGCGCGGATCCCGATGACGCCGGAGCGGTTCGCCGCGCTTTCCGAAGGGGCAAAGGCAACGGCGTTCATGATCGGAGGCGTCACCCGCATGGATCTGGTCGAAGGGATCCACGGCGCTGTCCTGAAAGCTATTGAGGCGGGCGAGACCCTGGCCGATTTTCAAGGGCGAGTTGACGACCTGTTCACCTCCCAGGGGTTCGCGGCGGCGGAAGAGGGGCTCGGTGCCTGGCGGCTGGAGACGACCTTCCGGACGAATATCCAGACGGCGTACAACGTCGGCCGCTACGAGCAGATGGTCGACATGACCGAGGCTTTTCCATACTGGGAATATGACGCAGTGAACGACGGAAACACACGGCCCGAACACGCCGCCCTCGATGGGAAGGTGTTCCCGGCTGATCATCCGTTCTGGGATACCTGGTATCCTATAAATGGTTACAACTGACGATGCGGAGTGAATATGGTCCACAGGTCTGTGGCCGAGGAGGAGGGGTTGAAAATCGAAACGGACGACCCGACTGGGAAACTGATCGAGCCGATCGACGCCGCGGGAAATAAGCTCCCGGCCCGGCCCCTGATGCCCGATCCCGGATTCGCGACGAACCCGGCGAAGCAGCCTTGGAAACCGGATCTCGGAAAGTATCCGGACGAATTGTCAAGACAATACGAAAAGGAGGAAAAAGACAGATGAAGCTCTGTGTGCTCGTGAAGGAAATCGACGGCGTGCCGTCCGAGTTCCAACTACTGCCATACGGCGAGATCTCAATCCACACCCGGAAACGCCCCGCGGTGCTGGATGAAGCTGCGATGAAGACTGTTATTGCGAAATTTGATGCGCGCGGAAACGACATGGTCATCGACTACGAGCACCAGACGGAGATGGGCACACAGGCGCCGGCGGCGGGGTGGATCAAGCAACTGGTCAACCGGGGCCGGGATGGGCTGTGGGCGATCGTGGAGTGGACCGACAAGGCGAAGGAATATCTCAAGAACCGGGAATACCGGTATTTCTCGCCGGTAATGTGGATTCACGAGGTGAGCGACAGGGTGGCGCTGCTTGAGCATGTCGCGCTGACGAACGACCCGGCGATCAATAATCTAAAACCGATCATGGCAAAAATGAAGCTGGCGAAGGCCGGTACGCGCCATGACCACAACGAGGAGGAAGTGAATATGGACAAAATCAGAGAGATGTTGGAGCTGCCGGCGGAAACGCCCGCCGACAAAATCGAGGGGAGGGTCGCGCTGGTGATATCGAAATGCGCTGACCTGGAAACGAAGCTCGCGGACGCCGTAACACAGGCAGCGGACGCGGCAAGGGTCGTCGCCTGCAAGGAAGTGATGACGGCGCTCGGGACGAACGAGGGCGCCACTGCCGACGATCTCGTCAAAATCATCACCGGCATGAAAGCCCTGGAAACCCCGGCGCAGAAGCTCGCGCTGAAGGTTCAGGAGCTGGAAACAAGAATCGCCTCCAGGGAATCGGACGATATCGTCCAGGAGGCCCTCAAGTCCGGCCGCACGTCTCCCGCTGAACTCGAAGAATGGGGAAACGACCTGGCAAAAACGTCGCCGGATCAGTTCAGGAAGATCGTACTTTCCCGGACGGCCGGAAGCGTGATCCCGCTGGATAAGCTCCGCGTGGCGAAAGGTAAGCCCGAAGGGCTCGCCGATGAGGCACAGAAGGGGATTAATAAGCAGTTGGGGATCTCCGACGAAACGTACACAAAGTTTGGTCCGAAAAAGGCCGACTAATGACTCGGGGACAGATTTAAATCTGCCCACACAACCAAAGAGGAGGAACAATATGAAAAAACTACTGAGAATACGGAGCATTTGGACGCTGGGTCTTGCGATCTTGATGCTCGTCGCATTCTGCGGTCCGGCCTGGGGAACGGCGCTGTCCGCGGATAAAAAGACGGAATATACCGATGGGAAGATGATGGTC